GCAGAACGTAACCCTCGTATATGTGGTGGTCAAATAACGTTTACCGAAGGACCTACTTTTGGAGACGGAACTGCCGATGATGATATAAAAGGAACTGATGTAGACGAAGAAGGTGACCCTAGGTGTTTAGACCCTGCATTTGCCGCGCGTAACCCTCGTATATGCGGAGGTCAAATAACGTTTACCGAAGGAGGCAGTACTGACGACGATATAAAAGGAACTGGTGTAGACACAGAAATTGGCGACGGTGACGACGAGTGCGCCGTTATTGACTCTAGTAACTACTTTAAGTGTGGTTACTTAGATTGTTTTAATGACGGAACTCCGGGGCCTTTTGTTAAAGAATCTGAAGGTTTTAAGGCTTGCCCTAGCGGTGACGGAGGCGGTGACACTACAACTAAAGTTGAATGTCCTGAAGGTATGTACAATCCTGCCGACGGTAGTTCTTATGCTGATAGTTTAAAGGACTGTAAATCAAGATCAGATGTTGTCATTACAGGAACTGACGGCGAAACTCCTGTAACAGAGGATGATACCTGTGACGATCCTTTTGCCAAAAACAGCGGAGAAATAGGGGAGTGCGGAGAGTGTATTTCTGGATACAGCAGAAAACCCGGACAAACTAAGTGCTCTAAAGATAAGGTAATTGAAGATCCTGAAGGGACCGGAGGCCCGACGTACACCTGTAACGATCCTAACGCTACGACAAACTCTGATGGTAGCTGTGGGCCATGTAAAGTAGGGTACACCTTTAATAGTGATTTAGAACTATGTGCTCCTAATCCTTATGACCCTTGTATAGATGCGGAGTACGCAAGAGACAATCCCACTCAGTGTGGTACTGTTGACCCAGAGTGCAACGACTGTACTTGCGCTGAGTACGCGGCGGATAACCCAGAAGAGTGTGGTACTGGTGGTGGCGGTACTGGCGGTGGCGGTGGTGGAGGCGGCGGGGGTGCCGCTGGAGGCTCTGGAATGTTTGACTTAGAGTCTTTTGAGATCACAGGCGACCCACAACTATTAGCTAAAATGGAATTTCCTATAACTGACTTTTTGAGTGGTATGTTCAAGGATTACGTATGACATATTTAGACCTAGTAAACAACGTACTGAGGCGTCTCAGAGAAGACACAGTAACGACTGTTAGTGCCAACACGTACAGTGCTATGGTTGGTGACTTTATTAACGACGCAAAGCAACTCGTGGAAAACGCTTGGGATTGGTCTAATCTTAGGTCTACTCTTACGATTACCACGGCGGCTGATGACTACACGTACTCACTCACGGGTTACCAAGACCAAGGCAAGATCCTGAACATCATCAACGATACGTCTAATCTTGTAATGGAGTACAGGCCACAGACTTGGTTTGACGACAAGTTCTTGGTAAACACTCCTACTTCTGGTAAGCCAGAGTACTACACGTTTAGTGGCATAGACGGCTCTGGTGACGCACAGATAGATGTGTACCCCAAGCCTGACGGGGTTTACTCTCTGAAGGTCAAGAGCGTCATCAGGAACACAGCCTTGAGTTCTGACTCTGACACACTGGCTATTCCTAGTCAGCCTGTGATTCACATGGCGGTAGCTCTGTTGGCTCGTGAACGTGGGGAGACAGGCGGTACGTCAACACCAGAGTACTTTGCTATTGCTGACAAGTACTTGTCTGACGCTATTGCTCTGGACGCCCAGAAGCACCCCGAAGAAACTATTTGGTACACACCGTAGGGAGACGCTAGATGGCCCAGCCACTACAGAGTATTAACCTAGTTGCTCCTGCGTTCAAAGGGATCAACACAGAGGATTCTCCGCTTGCACAGGATACGTCTTTTGCGGAGATCGCAGACAACGCTATCATTGACAGACGAGGACGACTAGCTTCACGTAAGGGTAACGCTGTTGTAACTACAGACAAGACTGTACTAGGTACTGACTACCTTTCTAACATTCACGAGTTCTACGACAACGCTGGTAACGAGGTAATCTTTAGTACTGGCAACAACAAGATAATGACAGGTACGACTACACTGGTTGACGCAACTCCGGGGTCGTACACGATTACAGCTAACGATTGGAAGATATTTAACTTTAACGATCACGCTTACTTCTTCCAACGTGGCTACGAGCCGCTTGTGTACAGCAACAGTCTAGGCGCAGTGACCAAGATGTCCAGTGTGTCTGGTGCGTCAGTTACGTCTGCACAGTACGCTAACGAAGCCATCGGTGCATACGGACGAGTGTGGTGTGTAGGTAACGCTACTGACGACAACACGATCTACTGGTCTGACTTGTTAATAGGACACGATTTCTCTGGTGGTTCTAGCGGATCTATTGACGTATCTAAAGCGTGGCCTAACGGGTTTGACAAGGTTGTAGCTATAGCGGCACACAACGGGTTACTCGTAGTCTTTGGTGAACACAACACGTTGGTCTACAGCGGTGCAGAGAGTCCTGCAACAATGGCTATACAGGACACTATTCCGGGTGTTGGCTGTGTAGACAGAAAGAGTGTACAGAACATAGGAACAGACTTGTTGTTCTTGACGCAAACAGGTCTTAGGAGCTTGGGACGATCTATACAAGAGAAGTCCTTGCCTATTACCGACTTGAGTAGAAACATCAAGCAGGAACTAATTGCTAACACACTGGGTAAAACAGAACCAGTTAGCTCAGTGTACAGTCCTGAGAACTACTTCTATCTTCTGTGCTTTCCTGATCTCAACCTCGTGTACTGTTTTGATGTACGAGGTACACTGGAGAACGGTGCGTACAGGGTAACACGATGGCCTAGTGTGGACTTCAAGTGTTTCCACAGGGACAGAAACGGTGACATATACATAGGCACAACAGCGGGTGTAGGAACGTACAACAACTACTTTGACAACGGTAGTGTCTATCGGTTCCGTTACTACAGCCCCGGCTTGAGCTTTGGTGACCCATCTAAGATTAAGATGTTGAAGAAGATTAGACCTACGATTATTGGTGGAAACAACGCAGACATATTTCTCAAGTGGTCTTACGACTTTTCAACAGCAACCAGCACTAGCACGTTTAGAACCAGTAGTGCTACACCCGGATTCTACGGACAGTCTGAGTACAACGTAGCAGAGTTTTCAGAAGAAGGAACAATCATTAGTCGTTCTTCTATTAACACAACAGGCTACGGCTCAGTAATCAGCGTGGGTCTTGAGACAGACATCAACGGCTACGCACTGTCCATACAGGAAATGAATGTACTAGCACTGATAGGTAAAACGCTATGATGAATTATAATAAAAGTAGAGGTACTTACTAATGGGTATTTTAGCTGATCTGTTAGGGAGTGTGGCAGAGGACCTATACAAAAATATTCCTACTGAAGTCAAGAATATTTACACCACTCCTCTTCCTCAGATAGCCGCTCCTGACATTACGTTCCAACCGTTTACGGTAACAGGGCCTACAGGAACTATTACAGGTGGTCCTACAGGAACTAGCTATTCTTTAGGTGGCACAGGGCAACAGCTTCAGAGTGCTCTAGAATCTGCGGCACTCTCTAGAATAGGTGCTTCTCCTGCCGCTGGTGCTGAATTAGGAGCCGCTGGACAACAGTTGTTGGGCATGGGTCAACAGCAGTTAGGTGTGTCTCCTTTTGGACTCGCTGGTCAACAAGCGGCGGCACAACAGGCGTTTGGCCTAGGTGGTCAGTTCATGGGCCAAGCCGGTATGCCTATGGGTGCTAGAGAACAAGAAGTGTATGACCGTATTAGGGCTACACAGCTTGGTGAAGAAGAGAGACAAAGACTAGCTCTGGAAGAGCGTTTGTTTTCACAAGGCAGAGGTGGTGTACGCACAGCTATGTTTGGTGGAACACCAGAGCAACTTGCGTTGGCTCAAGCACAAGAAGAGGCTCAAAACAGGGCCGCTCTTGCCGCTATATCTCAAGCGCAAGCAGAGCAACAGCAACAGGCGGCTCTGGGAGCACAGTTTGCTGGCTTAGGTTCTGGTTTAGCTGGACAGAGGCAAGCTCTGGAAGCCGCACAACAAGCTAGGGCACTACAGGCTCTACAAGGCGGCATGGGCTTGATGACAGGAGGTCTTGGGCTAGAGCAAGGACAGCAACAGCTTGGCTTGAGTGCGCTTCAGGGAGCTTATATCCCACAGGCGGCTATGCTCTCTGCGTTGTCTCCTGCTGTCAACATTGCGTCTCTTGCTGATGTTGCACGTAGACAGCAAGGTGAGTACGCGCTAGAAGCGGCTCTGGCAAATCTTCAGGGTCAAGTAGGACAACAAGCAGGACTCGCTAGCTTGTACTCTGGTATGTTTGGTGGTGCTGGTGGTTTGCTCAGTGGAGTTACTGGAGCGGCTACAAGTATTTTTGATACGTTATTTGGTTAATAGGGGCTAGACATGGCTAGAGGATATGACATAGGCGGTATGCTGGCCCGAAGTGGACAAGCACAAGGCCAACAAATGGGTCAGGCTTACAGTCAGCTTGGGCAGAGCATTGGTGGTATGTTCGGAGGCATTGCAGGAACACTGGCAAAGAGGGAAGAACGCAAGAAAGCTGAGAGCGCACAACAGCAGTTCCAGCAGATTCTTGGGGCTTACCAGAATAATCCTGATGCACTGAGGGCTGAAGGTCAGAAAATGATGACAAATAAGGACCCTAATATGCAACGCCTTGGTAAAATGCTGATGGACGAGGCTAACCGTGTTCAAGGTGTGCGTACTGCTCAAACAACCGCCCTAGAAACCGCAGGACAAGACATACAACGTGAGGCACAGCGTAAAAGAGCCATGCAAGTTGCTATGCAAGCTAAAGACGAAAATGCACTTGTTGCACTAAGGGCTAATGCTTTGGACCCTGTGGAGTACTTGAGTGGCAGAGCAATTAAAGAACCCGGAGACAAATATAAAGTGGTCGGAAACAGGGTCTTTAATACTGAAACAGGGCAGTACGTAGAGCCTTCGGAGGCGGCTGAGTTACTTCCTTTGGGTACTTTAAAAGATGCAGTAACCCCTGAATCTTTAATAGAATATGTACAAACAGGTGATAAAAGCGTTTTAAACGCTGTTGAAGAAGAAGGTCGTGATGACGAAGCTACTAGGTCTAAACTATTAGCTACAGATAGCACTTTACAAACTGTTAAAGAAGCATCTGGCTTAACCGGAGAAGTATATCCTCTGTTTTACGATTTTTCACAATTTTTTCCTTTAACCGACGCAAGACAATTAAGCAATAGAGTAGATACTTTAAAGTCGGTCTTATCTTTTGACAGACTACAGCAAATGAGGGATGAATCAAAAACAGGCGGGGCTTTAGGTAACGTTTCTAATGTTGAGCTTGGTCTTTTAGGAGCTAACCTTGCGGCTTTGGACCCAGCATCAGGAGATTTTGCACAGCAACTTAAAAAAGTAGAGACTCATTATACTAATTTTAAAAGAGCGTTATTAGGCCAAAAACCTCTTGGGGATCGTTACGTAGAAGATGAAGGAATCCTTTATTATAAAGACGATGAAGGAGACTATGTGAGCCTAGGGAAACTTTAAAATGGAAAAAGTTACTGATCCTGAGTTGATAAAAAAACTCAACGAAAAAAAAGAACGCAACGGGGTGACTGAAAGTAAAACCGGGTCTACTGTCGTAACTGATCCTGATCTTATAGAAAGGCTTGACAAAATAAGAGAGCAGGGTATAAAAGAAGAACCTGTTTCTGCTGTTGACGTTGAAACTAAAGATCCTGTAGTTCCTCGTGGATCTGTTGTTTCTAGGCCGTTCCAGCAAAAAATGGACGAGTTTCTTGAGACAGCAGGAACCATTGGCTCTTCTGTAGGTGCTAGTGCGCTTGCTGGTTTGCGGGGACTAGTAACGTTTGCAGGAACAGGTGGGGATTTTAGAAGGGCTGTTAGAGATATAGAGCAGACTCAAGAGGCTTTAACGTACACGCCTAGGTCGCAAGGCGCTCAAGAAAACCTACAAGCAATAGGTGAAGCTCTTGCGCCTGTGTCTGAGACAATAGAAACTGCTAGTAAGTACCTTCAAGATAAAACACTTGAGTTTACAGGATCTCCAGACTTGGCAGGAGTTGCGGCGGCTATTCCGGTAACTGCCTTAGAATTAATTGGTATAAAAGGAGTGACTTTAGTTCCTGGCGGTATGCGTAGACTTACTGATGCTGACGTTAGGAAGGCTCAAAAAGAAATGTTGCTTGATCCAGAGCTACGTTACGAGCCTTCTGTTGCTACAGTAAAGTTAGACTCAAAAGGTAGATTGGTAGATGACAAAGTTGGACAAGCCTTGGTGGACAATGGGATTATGGAGGGAGATGTAGCTGTTATTACAAATAGCTCCAGAGCTACTCGTAATCAAATGGCAGAAATAGCTAGAGTTTTTGAACAGGGCAAAGGAAACCCTGTATCCGCTATGGCTAACAGAACCACTAAGCCAATAGGAACCGCTATTACAAACCGTTTAGCGGCTTTACAGTCTAAGCGAAAGGGTTTAGGAAAAAGGCTTCAAACAGTCGTAGACGGAGAACTAGGAAAAACTCAAATAAATATAGGTCAGTCTTTGTCCGGTGTTGGGTCTTTATTAACAGAGGCGGGTGTCCGACCAACAGTTAGAAAAAGCCCAACAGGTAAAGTAACTATAGAATTAGACGAAAACTGGGCAAAAGGTACTAAATTTGATTTAAAAGGTTTCGGGTCTGTAAAAAAGAATATAGAAGATATTTTTGCTATTTTTAATCAGCAAACAGATATGGGAGTAACAACGGTAAAACAAGCGCATCAAGCCAAGAAAATTTTGGATGAGCTAATTGATTCTTCTGCGCTGGCAGAGGCTGGTATTTCTCAACAAATGCAGAGAACAATAGCGGAAATGCGTCAAAGCATAAATCAGTCTTTAAGCGTGGTGGATGAGTACAGGGCGGTAAACCAAGAATTAAGCACTGTTATCTCAACTATGGCTCCTTTTTCTAGATACGTACAACCCGGACAAAAGTTTGTAGATGCTAAAGTTACTGATATTGTGGGTGCCGCTATGCAAAACTTATCTAGTAAAAGTGCTACAGGCGCTCGTTTGTCTCAAGAATTAGCAGATTTAGAAACAGGTTTGAGAAAACTTGGTATGTCCTTTGGTGACGATCCTTTAGCTCTTGTTCGCTTTAGAGAAATACTTATTGATAATTTTAATATAGATTTAGAAATACCTAAATATCAAATAGGACAAAAAGCAGGGGCTATGATTACTTCAACCGCTATTGGTAATAAGTTTGGTGCGGCACACGACGCCGCCGCTTTAGCTCAGATCATCGGAAAGAAAAAAGAAGCAAAAAGATTGGCAGAACAAAACCAAAGAGCGTTTAATTTGATTAAAATGTCTCTACGACAGGAAAACTAAAATGAGCGATGACAAACACACAGTAAGTTACACATCCCACGACTACCACAGTATGTGTCAGAAGTCAAAGGAAAAGGTTCGTAAGATGCAACAGATGGGAATGACTACGCCCCATGACCCGAAAGACAAGCCAGAGGACGTAGCCAAGCAAGACAGAGGTTACTCTATCCTGTTTTTCTCATAGTTCACAGTTGTTCCCTGTACAGGCTAACTGTTGACTGCCCTCAGTCATATCGGATTCCTCGTTGATGTCCCAATCAATCTCTGTAGGAAAGTCCTTCTTCAACTGATTGAACGTCTTCTTGTCCACAGGTTCATATGGGGCCTGTTGGTACGTGTGGTCTGAGTACGGTAAGAAAGATATGCCACTTACCTTGTCAAACTTGTTGTACAGCCACTGTCCCACCTCAAGAAACTCCTCGTCACGGTAGTAGCAAGTCATGGACGGCTTGTGTTCACACCATTCGTCCTGATATATCTCCCACAGTTCCAACTGCTCCATAGCACCCATGTCTGAGGCTGTCACAGCGCCCTCTGGAGAGGCGATAGGGAAGCTGAATACC